GGTTGGAATGCCCGGTCTTTGGTCAAAATTCACAGAAATGCGTGAGATTGTGCGTAAAGAGCGAGAAAAAGTCGAGCGTGAGCAAAAAAAGCTGTGGCAGAAGCTACGTACAAACGTAGGCTTCTTATTCAAAAATACCAAGTTCAAGCCACAATATACGCTGCAATTTTGATCTTCGTGCTTGAGTTTGTTGGGCTGATGTACTACGTTCACAACGAGTATCAAAAGTCTAAGTATCATTTGGAGAAATAAATGGATTGGTTAAAAAGTATTGCGCCAACAATTGCAACGGCATTAGGTGGCCCACTTGCAGGCATGGCGATTGAGGCTGTATCCAAAGCTATAGGGGTTGACCCTAGTGAAGTCCAAAACACCATCAATTCTGGCAAGATGACTGCCGACCAGATCGCCTCCCTTCAAACCGCAGAGTTAGCATTGAAAGCCAGAGCGCAAGAAATGGGTCTTGACTTTGAGAAGTTGGCAGTAGCAGACCGTGCAAGCGCCCGTCAGATGCAGATGACCACAGGTAGCTTTATACCCCCTGCCTTGTCCGTTATGATCGTGTTGGCTTGGGCGGCAGTGCAGTTCTTCCTCTTGACCCATGTGATTGAGCCGACCATGCGGGAACTAATTGCCCGTGTACTGGGTACGCTGGACGGTGCATTAATGCTTGTCTTGTCATTCTATTTTGGATCGTCTTCAGGCTCACAAGCCAAAGATACGATGCTCCATCAATCGAGTCCAACAAAATGACCATACTAACAACTCACTTCACACTTGAAGAACTTACACACACCGATCATAGGGAGTTTTTAAATGAACCTAACGAACTTGAAAAAGCAAATCTTATGCGTCTTGCAGTCTTTCTGGAGCAGGTTAAAACTGTTCTTGGCGGCAAGCCGATCATGGTTAATTCTGCGTTCAGATGCAAGCAAGTCAATGACGCTGTGGGCAGCAAAGATTCCAGCCAGCATCGTACTGGGAATGCTTGCGATTTTCGTGTGCCTAGTCTTACTCCTGATGAGGTCGTTAAACTGGTTATAGCCTCTGGTTTGGAGTATGACCAAGTCATTCGTGAGTTTGACCGCTGGACGCATATCTCAGTGCCAAACCACCCAGACGATAAACCTAGACGGCAAGCGCTTATCATTGATAAAATGGGTACAAGAATCTATTCCTAATGACTTGCTGTTTTGACCACATAATGGGACAATCGGTAAACCCTGAAGGATTATTATGACAACACCATCCTTTGTCTTGACGTATGATTCACTGACAAGTACGGTACTTCAATATTTGGAAAGAAAAGACGCTGCCGTGGTGGCGCAAATTCCCACTTTCATCACAATGTGTGAGTTTGAAATTGCGGAAAATATCAAGACTTTAGGTCAATTATCTGTAGCTAACTCCACTATGGAGATAGGAAATCCTTCGTTGGCAAAGCCAGCAAGGTGGCGAAAAACCGTCTCTATGTCAGTCAACAACGGTTCAAAAATGCAACCCATATTGTTGCGCAAATATGAGTATTTGAAAAATTACGCGCCTGATCCAACGGTTAAAGGTACGCCTCTTTACTATGCAGATACCGATTATGAACATTGGTACTTGGCGCCAACTCCAGATGTAGCATATTCATTTGAGGTGCTGTTCTATGAGCGTATAGCGCCTCTAAGCTCAACAAATCAAACGAATTGGTGTACCCAATATGCTCCCAATGCCATGCTTTATGGCACACTGTTGCAAGCGATGACGTTCTTAAAGAACGATAATCGAGTGATCTTTCAACAGAAGTTCGACGCAGCTATAACCTCGCTAAAAGCTGAAGACATTAGTCGCGTCGGTGATCGTCAAGCAGTTGCTGTGGACTCATAAAATGACCTCATACATTAATCCCTATACAGGACAGACAATCAATCCATCGCAAGTTGGATATGAATATCTATCCATCAGTACAGATACAACCCTTGAATGGCCTATCAATGGTAACGTTGCCAATGTTGTTGCCAACATTATTGAGGTAAATGCATCAGCAAACAACTTGCAATTGATCATGCCCCCTGCATCTCAAGTCTCAAGTGGTCAAAGCGTACTGATCAGGAACGTTGGTACAAAAATCTTCTATGTTGTCAAATCTGATTTAAGCGCAATTGCTACAGTCAATGTTGGTATTGCTCAATACATCTACATAACTAGCAACGCCACAACACCAGGCACATGGGCTATGGTGACCTTTGGTGCAGGTACATCCTCCGCAGACGCTGCAACCCTTGCAGGGTACGGTCTTACAGCTATCAATAGCACTTTGAATCAATCTTATCAATTGACAAAAGTGTATTCAAACTATACGTTCTTGGCTGCTGATAGAGCGTCTTTTTATGTATGGTCTAGCGGTGCAGGTACTTTAACAATTCCATCCTCAGCAACACTTGGCAACAATTGGTTTGTCATGATCAAGAACGGTGGAACAGGTATATTGACTGTCACGCCTTCAGGTTCAGACACAATTGATGGTTTATCGAGTACACAACTCCAAATCAATGAATCGTTTGTTGTTGTAAGCAATGGTGTAACAGGCTTCAATACTTTTGCTTATGGGCAATCAGCGCAATTTTTCTATACCATTTTGAGCAAGACTGTAACAGGTGGAACGGTTACCTTAACATCGGCTGAGGCAACAAGTAGTATTCAAGAATACTCAGGCACTTTGACATCAAATTGCATAGTGATTTTGCCACCTACAGTGCAACTTTATTCTTTACAGAATAAAACAACAGGTTCGTTTACGCTAACGTTCAAGACAACTTCTGTAGGAGCGTCTTCGGTTGTAGTTACTCAAGGTCAAACTTTCCTTGTTATCTGTGATGGTACAAATGTTTACAACACACAAGCGTCAGTGAGTGGTGGAACTACAAACTTGACCATACCGAATGGTTCCGCCTCTGCGCCTTCATTAAATTTCATTGGCGATACCACCACTGGTTTGTTTTTACAGACTTCAGGTCAACTTGGATTTGCTATTGGTGGGGTAAGCGCGGGGACAATATCTTCACTCGGATTGCGTTTAACAGTAGGGGTTACAGGGGGAACTTTCTAATGACAGCAAAAGTTGTCACCCTTCAAGTTAAACCTGGTATCCAACGCGATGGAACACAGTTTGCCTCTCCAACATATGTAGATGGAAAATGGTGTCGTTTTCAAAATGCCCTACCTAGAAAAATGGGTGGGTATAGAGCCATTTTCTTAAATGGTGACAACATATCTCGTGGAATGACCATGAGTTCAACCAATGGACTCAATTATGTTATTTCAGGAACAAGCGCCAAGTTACAGCAATGGTCAACTGATAATGATGACGGTGTGGGCTTTGGGCCAATTGACTACACCATGACAGGTTTTACATCAAACACTAGTAATCTTTGGCAGTTTGACATTGGTTATGATTCTTCAGGTGGTGGAGTTAATAACTTGATCGCCCACCCAGGTCAAAACCTTTTAGCAATTGATAGCACGGTGAACACTCGCCCTTTGTATGGCCCGTTCCCTGCCACCACGCTCGCTCCTGTAGGTGTCTTTACCGCAGTTGGTACAACGACTAGTGGTTCACCTAATGTAACATTTGCTAGTACAAATGTAGCGATGGGAGCAGGTGTATCGGTGTCAGGCACAGGAATACCAGTTGGCGCCAAGATTGTTTCATCTTCATTAGTCGCAAGTGTTTGGACGGTTGTATTGAGCGCTAACGCTACAGCAAATGGAACACCTACATTAACTTTTGACAACAATATATCCGTCTCAGGTGGAGTTGTAATGCTTCACCCATACTTGTTTGTGTATGGTAATTATGGATTGATCAAGAATTGCTCAGCAGGGAACTTCAACGATTGGACTTCTGCTGACTCCAATGAGACGTCTGTATCCACAGGTAAAGTAGTTAAAGGCTTACCCCTTAGGGGTGGGACAACATCGCCTGCAGGGTTGTTTTGGACGTTAGATTCAGTGGTTCGTGTGACCTATGCACCTAGCACGGTGAACGGTGTGAACTTCTATTGGAAGTACGACTTGATCACGAGCCAAAGCTCGATCATGTCATCTCAGTGCGTAATTGAGTATGACGGTATTTTCTATTGGGCAGGCGTGGATCGTTTCTTGATGTACAACGGAACGGTTCAAGAAGTACCCAATTCTCAAAACATGAATTGGTTCTTTGATGGATTGAACTACGCACAACGTCAAAAGGTATGGGTAACCAAGGTGCCTCGTTGGGGTGAGATATGGTTCTTTTACCCAAGAGGAGACAACACGGAATGCTCAGATGCGGTGATCTATAACGTTAGAGAAAAGACGTGGTATGACACAGGCTCAGCGCCTGGTTCTTATCGCTCCGCAGGCACATTCTCGGAGGTTTTTCGCCAACCAATTTGGGGTGGATGGGAAGCAAATTCGACCACAGGATATACATTGTGGCAACACG